CGTTGGAGTTCTGTGACCTTGATAGCAGGGTCATTTCTCTTATCGTTCATACGGTCTGCGAAGTGTCGTGTAAATTCGATGTCAATGTTGAACTTCTTCAACAAACGGTCACCGAACTTTTCTAAATCATTGAGCTGTCCTTGGGTCACGTCTTCGGAGATCAACTCCACAGACTCTAACCACTTTCGCATTTTCTTACCATCGTTAGTTTCAACGATGACATAGTTTGCACCTAGGATGGATACAGTAGCAATCTCATCACTTTCTTTGATCACTACTGTATCACCAACCCCAAACAGTTCGCCCGAAACATATTGTTCACGGGTTTCTGATACTGTTTCTAGTTCTAAGTGATTACGGAATTCGTTGGCCTCCTTCAGACCCATACCCGTACGCACGTCATTGAATAATTTACGTGTGTCTGGGTTAGACATTGATTTAGGAACCCCCTGTGAGAATGCAACAAAATCATTCTTTGATGCATTCTCTCGTTGCTTAGAGGCAGACATACCTTCAACTCCAACAGAATCCGGATCTCTCTTACCTGCGGATACTATATTGATAGATTTGAAATTATAAAAACCATGTCTTGCTTTAGTACCATTGTATTTCTTCAATAGTACTTCGAATTCTGTAATTCTGTCGTCACCGACAACCATAGTTACTGACTTGTAACCTTGGTCATACAGTGCGACCATGGCGTTGATAGCGGTCTTTACCGACTTATCCACCATGATATTCCGTGCATGTTTCGGAAACATCTTACGAGTGTGTTTGATTTTATCGGAGTACGATAGCGGATTCTTCTTTGCGTCCTGTGATTGTGACACAAATACTTTATAGTCTGATTTCCCAGACTTCATCGCTAGTGTATCCATTACCTTGCCGTGGCCAACCGTAGGTGGATTCATACGACCAAACGTGAAATATACTTCGCGTTCCTCTTCAACAAGGTATTGACTGAAATTTTTAATCACTTCTTATCGCCGCCTTTATTCTTACCTCTTTTGCGTTCGAGTTCCTGTTTACGAACTACCTTTACAAGTTTTTTTGCTTGGCGATCTATACGTGATTGTAGTGCGGGTCTGTCTAGTCTTTTCTCGATTTCTTTCTTACGAGCAATTGACATCTCCCCTTTGTCTTGACCCTTAGTCAATTTTGATACCATTGCATTACGTGCTTGTCTACGCGCACGTTTCTTTAGCGTGTCCATATTCGCGACCTTTCTTTCGGACCGCTTACGTGCAATGGCTATTTTTGCTTTATTCTTTTTCATTCGCATCGCTAGTTTACGACGCTGTGTCATATCGAGAACCTCTGACACAAATTGTTTAAATGACAACATAGTCATCTATTCCTCTATTGGTTTATTCCATATTATCTACGGGCTGAATCCCAACCCTTTAATATATCGGATGAAAAGTTGTTGTATGAAAATTCCATACGGTCAACCAATTTCACCGCGTCACCACCAAGCGTATCAATTGCAACGTATCCTTCCTCACCAGTCACTTTGTAACCATTAGAAGTTTTCACGAAAGTATCAATCGATTTAAGTTTGTCCAAACTATTTATAAGTTTTAATTTGACCAATACAATCATTTTTTGCAATTCAAACATTTTTACTAGGTTTGCTTTGTTCGTAGCAGAGAAAAACTCCATCTCATCCTTCATCTTAGCAATCCAAGTGTCTTTACCACGTTGAGATTTCTTACTTGCAATCTCTTTTGTGTAGTAAGCTTGTCTATTACTTATCAGTCCAGTAACATGCTTTCTTGAGTCTGGGAGTAAGGCTCCTGCACGAACAAACGAGTTGTTGTAAGTCTCAATCGCCTGTGCAAGGTTCTGGTTATCTTCTAGCGCCTTCAGTGTTGTAGCAGATGTCTGTTTGAATAGACGACCGATTTGTGTCAGTAGATCATTGACTGATTTGGTTTCGCGTTCACTCATCGTCGCATTGGTCACGTCGGTCAACATCGCATCTTGTGACCATACGTTTACAGAATTGCGAAACTTCGATACGTCCACACCATATGTTGCTCGCATAGACTCAAATGTATCACCAGTGTATGTTGTGTGCCATACGATACCGATCTTAGCAGCACGTACTTCTTTCGCTTGGTCATAGGGTACCGCATATGCAATGGTGTTTGGATGAAACACACTGTACTTCTGACCATCGATGGTCTTGGTAGTCACATCGCCACTACCAAACAAAAAGTCACCTTGTATGACGCCCTTGATTCCTAGGGATGGTAAATACTTGAGTGCGTCTTTCAACTTAGAGTTCAGATCACCTGACGTATCCGCGTCGATGTCTGCGTCGGTCTTGTAGACCTTTGGGTTCTTGTTGAAAATACCTTTCTTGGCAACGAAGAACTTACCGTCAATAGGGTCTTCTCCACAAAAGATTGCGGGCGCACCGTCCCATTTGACAGATACATTGCCCGCACCCTTTCCCGCTAACATGTCTCGCAAACCACGTAACGCATTGATAGCTTCACGCGTACCAGAAACTCCACCGTACAGGACCTTGTCCTCGATGTGAGTCATGTGGGTGTTCTTCTGTTCCGTTATGAAGTTTGCGAAGTTTTCCATTATGTACTCAATGAATTATATTTGACTGCTAAATTAAAAAATTGTCCCAGTTTCTTTTGGCCCGCGTTACCCGCTTTATTAGTTCGTATGGACATCTCCATAGTCACATTATCATCTTTCGACTTTAGTTCAATGAACCAATTCTGTTTTGATGTAGTAGATGGGTATGCACGAACAAACTTTACCATAGGCAAAAAGACGCCTAGTTCATCATTCGAAGTGATCTCTTCAAAACCGTCCTTTACTGCTTTAATAACCTTAGTAGGAACATCGGGTGCGTCTCTTAATATTTCTGTCCGGATATAGTCTAAAGTCTTATCTTTATCCGTATTGAAGAGGTCGATGACAGCCTTACGGCATGTCTCCAAGTGTTTGTCGTACAGTTCCTCATATTTGGTACTGTCATCACGATTCAACTTTACTAGTAGTCCAGAAGTAACTCGTTTCTTGGATTTGTCATATGCACCACTAGGTGGCATACCTTGTATCTTAGAATAGACATCGGTGTGCAGTTGTCTGCGAAGGACACTTACATTACGTTGTTTCTTGAAGGACGTGAAGATAGGATTGACGTAGGTGTTGAGTTTAGGTTCTTTGGTCTTCTTACCACCCGCTTTGAGCGATACTCCCAACATTGCACCATCGGTAAACTCAATAAAGATATCGCCGGGATGGTTCTTAGGGACACCCGTAGGTTTTGCACGATATCCCCAATAGACCTGTTTGATTGATTTGTTCTTGTTTTCTTCTTGCAGATACTTGTAGACACCCATCGCGTTCAACATCTTCTCAGTGAACTTGGAAGATTCAGACGCCTTCTGGATGGTATCGATTGCCGCTTGAGCATCGGACGGTTGAACACAGGTTAGAGTTTTAGGGTCCTGTTTCAATAGGTGATCATAGAAATCTTGTACACTGGTCGTCATCGTGTAACCCGTTTCCCACGCGATGGCAGGGAACAGTTCTGTAATAGATGCGTTTAGAGTGGTCTCACCTATACCACCGGACTTAGGTTTTACCAGAATAACTACTTTGGTATCGAAACCAGAATCAATGAATATAGGGTCAACTGACTGCCCAGACTTCTCACGAACTTCTGCCTTGACACCCGCTTGGTTTAGATCACGAGCGATCTCATCCCTGTCCGTGAGACGGTCTTCTGACCGAACAACAAATACTGTGGTCTTACTGTTTTCGGATTTTTTCTCAACAGGAAGGTCCCCGAATACGTCCGGAAAATCGGACACACCGACCTCTTCTGATAAGAAGGCTTTAAAAGTTTTCATATCAATTCCCTAGTAATTAAGATATGGTTAGTATACTTTTATTCTATTTATATGTCAAGGGAATTGTGAGAATTTTCTTCATTATATTGAGCGATAGTTTCACGTAGAGGACGAACCCAGTTGTCACGGTGTTCGATAAACACCTGTGGTTCATGATTGTCTACGGATATGATAGTGACAAGTTGTGTGATGGGACGACCTGTGCGTTCTTCCCACATAATTGCATAGGCAGATTCTTGCATGAAATAGTTCTTGATCCAATCAAGACGTTTTGGTTTCATAGATGTTTTAAAATCGATGATAGATAACTGACCGTCAAACTCAGCAACACAATCCACACGCCCAGCGACACCCAGATGGTTGGAGTAGAGTGGTGCTTCCTGTGCATATACTCTGCCAATACGATCATCAAGAATGGGTTTAAGATCAAGAAAAGAATTAATAATATCTGGAGTATATCCATTTTGGTAGCTCTCATTGTTGTCGATATATTTTTCAACTATTTCATGGACACGGGTTCCACGTCCAGATGCACGAGTTGAAATTCGGTTTGCTTCTTCTACACCGACACGAGCACGCCACTTCGCAATAGAATCACGAGAGAGAATAGAAAGTACGGTAGTGATTGAAGGTAAGTTCACACCTTCGGGTGTTTTGTATTTACGACCTTGGTCCGTAGTCACGGCGGTCATCTCGCTCAAGTTCACAGGAACATGTTCAAACATAATATAATCCAATCAATTTAATAGTATATTATACGTTATTAAAACGTATCTGTCAAGTATATTTGTTAATTTATTTTAATGGGTTAGAGTCATTTTTTTCTAACTCACGTCGTTCCTTTTCTAAAAGGATATAAGAGACTAAGCTAGTTACAACAACTACTATACCTACTATCATAAAGAAACATTTTATAAACGTTAACATAATTTACCTCTGGTGATAAGAATCCCCACAAGTACAGGGCTCCGAAGGGTACTTTATGTGTCGGTGAACCGTAACTAACTGCTTGGCATTTTCACATGCACGTTTTGAGAGATCGCAGTTTTAAGTTAGTGCGCGATGGTTGGCGCATTGTTCATCTCGTGTACCGAGCCCTGTACTGTGTGGGGAAACTGGTGGAGTTAGAGGGAATCGAACCCACGACCTTCTGGATGCAAACCAGACGCTCTCCCTACTGAGCTATAACCCCTAAATCTTACCTTCCTTATTTATATATCTATCTAATTTGGAGCGGATAGTCGGGTTCGAACCGACGACCTCGACGTTGGCAACGTTGTGCTCTACCAGCTGAGCTATATCCGCAGTTTTCATTAATCGCATCCTAATTCGGAACGTGAGTCATCATCATTATTAGTGACACACAGACCACTTGGTAGCTCTGTCGGTACATATCGCATCAACTCAGGATCGTATAGACTTGTCTCTAAGAATGTAACTAGGTTAGAGATTTCCTCTTCAGTCAAGTCAAGTGGTGTGAATCGATAGTCTAGGTCACTAACCTCTACATCTGGGTTTTGAGGAGTTGCCGCAACTTTATATCGTACGACCTCTTCTACACTAGTAAATGATGCGCCATGGCCAAATACAGTAGTATCTATAAGGTTGTAAAGTGGCGGTACTTTGAACGCATACTTCTCCATATCGTCACCCGTAAATCCGGATCGACCTTCTCTTACACCATCCGGCACTTCACCAATAATGTCGTCCCACATGTCTAGGTCATGGAATCCAAGTGTCATGAATACTTCGGTTGCCATAGAACCAACGGGTGATGACAGGGCGGGTCCATTATGACAACCAGCGCAGTTACCTTTACCAAAGAACACTTTTGCACCTTCAACTTCTTCTATTGTCAGTGCATCTTCATTACCGCGTAAGAATTCTTGGAATGGTGCGCGGTTTGCAAGGATAGTCCTCTCGTATGCGGCAATCGCGAGTGCGGCAGCTTCTAACATATCGTGCGGTTGCGATGTGCCATATGCCGCTTCGAACATCATCTGATACTTCTCATTGGTGGTAAGTATAGAACCTTCTTCCACATTCATTCGGTGAACGCCTAGACCCGCGACTGCCTGTGTCTCAAGACCAGACAACCCTCTTAGGTTGGCTTCCTTCGGAGTACCTTCCGTGAAGTGACGATCTGGGTCAATACCTATGTTCACAATACCACCAACTTCATTACCGAACTGACCATTCCAAAGCATAACTTCTTGGTAGGCAGTATTCAGTACTGTAGGTGATGTTACTGGTTGCACATCAGCATCTTCTGGATTAATTCCTTCAGCAAGCATACGATGATTGAATCCGATACCACCTTCACCGATACCCTGACGAATACCAGACTTGAATCCATTCTGACCATTGTGGCAAGATGCACATGACCATGTATTCTCCAAGTCTGTCTTATTAGTTTCGGTAGATGTGATTCCCGTCTCATGATAAATGAACTTGCCCAACTCCACCTTTTCGGCAGTGATTGGGTTACTGGGGTCTTGGGGGATGTTTAGGAAGTCGTCACTCTCAGGTAGCAGGTATCCTTCATAAGAACCTGTAGGTGACGTGGTTCCCATAATTTCTTTAAGTTCTCCGATAGAGACTTCAAGTGCTGTCGGTTCTGGTGCGGGTAGAGGTGCCACCGCCACTGGCTCTGGTGCGGAATCCGAAGTGCCACCCGAACAGGCGCTAAGGACGGTCGTGCATAATACTACAGATAGTAGGTTTTTCATAATATAAGAGCCTCTCAAATACTCTTTTCAATTTAGAAAGGAATTATACTATAAGATATGAGGACTTGTCAAGGGTAAATGGTTATTTATTTTTAACTCGTTTGGTCGCCTGCTTCTCTGCATCAATCCACTTCTGTGCCTTCTTAGAGACAGGTTTGTCAGTGAACTTCTTAGCATCACGGAATGCAGTTAGAGTTTCTTTCTCGTAGTCTTTACCTTCAGAGTTATCTACAACCAAGAAGTTAGGTTTACCAAACATACGTTGGAACTTACCGATATTGCGTTGTACTGCTTTCCAATACTCAGTAACACCTTTCTCGCCTAGGGTACGAGCACGTTTTGCATCACGGCTGATAGCAGTATCAAGGTCTGTGTTTACGAAAATCATTGCGACATCGTAACCCATGGCCTTTACTTTCTTTGCCTGTTCAGCAATTTTATCTGGGTCTTTACCAGTACCATCTACTACGAGACCAAGACGACCTTTCAGATAACGCTCTTCCCTTTTCCCTGTAAGCTTCTTTGCCTTACCACGGAGTTCTTGTCCTTTCGGAGAGAAGATGTTGTCCGGAGTCATATCCATATCAACCTTCTTCATAGCAGCTTCGAATGCGTCATCTGAGTTGACAACCTTGTAACCCATAGAAGTCAGACCTGTCTTACCGACGATGAATGACTTACCAGAACCTGGCCCACCCGCAAGAAAGATTGCCTTGAAGATTGCTGGATCGTTTACGCCTTCGTCTAAGAATGTTTTAAAAGATTTCATTGTAATAGTATCTGTTGATGGTAGTTGTATGTATTTATACAAAAAAATGGCCGAGGGATAGGGATTCGAACCCTAGATACGCTATTAACGTATGCCAGTTTTCAAGACTGGTGCATTCAACCGCTCTGCCATCCCTCGTTAATTTTTATACTTTCTGGCGCGGGTGATAGGAGTCGAACCTATGACCTTCGGTTTCGTAGACCGACGCTCTATCCAGCTGAGCTACACCCGCGTAGAAAAGTTGGCTGGGGTGGAAGGATTCGAACCTACGAATGACGGGATCAAAACCCGTTGCCTTACCACTTGGCGACACCCCAAACCTGTTTGCTCTACTGGGCACCACTCATTCAGTTATTTGTAAAGGGGAATGAGACCCTTATTCTTTGGTCGGGAATGTAGGATTTGAACCTACGACCCTTCGCTCCCAAAGCGAATGCGCTACCAGACTGCGCTAATCCCCGTAATAAAGGAGCAGTTTTCCACTTACTCAGGTGACGGGCGTAACGACCAGTGCAAGTTTAAAGTCATTCCGAGACTAAATGGTGGGGAGAGGTGGATTCGAACCACCGAAGCTTTCGCGTCAGATTTACAGTCTGATCCCTTTGGCCGCTCGGGAACCTCCCCGATATTTAGCCGAGGATAATCTCCTCTCTTTTCTTCTTAGCGGGTTGACGAATACCAAGATAAGTTTCGAGAATCTCGATCTCCTTGTCCTTACGCTTCTGCCACTGTTGCTCAGTTCGAGCAACCCCTTTCTTGTTGTTCTTCTCAAAGAACTTTGACTCTGTGAGTCTCTCTAGTGCGCCTTCACGGCGACGGCGATCTTCTGCCTTACCTCTCATAAACTATCCTTTTTATAAAGTTGGCGGAGCGGACGGGACTCGAACCCGCGACCCCCGGCGTGACAGGCCGGTATTCTAACCAACTGAACTACCGCTCCAATAATTATGGTTTCAATCCTTTTTTACCTTGGTGGTATCTTCCCCAGATACAGTGAGCAACTTCATGCCCAATCAACTCTGGTTCCCATTGCCACTCAGGGTCTTTAATATAAATTGTACACTCACCCGTTGACGGAATCCATAGAGCAAACGCACTCACCGAATCCCACTTTACACCTAACTTTTTCTTACGAACATGATCGTACTCAGCTTGGTTCTTCAACAAAATAAAATTAACCTTTGGGCTTAGATTCTCATATTCCTTTACAAGGAACTTAAAGTCATCTGCACCATAGCGATATGTGTTAGTTACACCGCTTGAAGCACAACCGCCTAAAACTAAACTAACTATTATCGTGAACGTGTAACTGAATAAGCGCATAATGCAAAACCTTCATTAAATCTTTACGCGCATCGTTATCGGTTCCTTTCTTACCGTAACGTTGCGCATACTTTAAAACATTACCGATACAGAACCCTGTACCATGACCGCCGTCAACAATAAATTCAGTCGCCTGAAACTTGTCTTTGGCATAGTGCTGATTGTATGTGGCATCGATATATTGCTTGAACTCATCAATCAACTTACCTTCACTAAACTTATAGTCCACAGTACTAATATCAGCAGCTTCTCGCATTGTTACACCATTCGAGTATCTCTCAAACTCTACCGTCTCATTAGTATAAGGTGGAGTGTGTGCATAAATCGTTTTACTCATATTACCATTCTCTCAATATAGTTGTGCCTAACATAAACAAGGAAACCGCATTTAGCATAATCAATGCGCGATCCTTCCAAATAACTGATACCCAAGTCCATAGTATGATGCCTACGAACCCGATTGTCAAGTCATACATGCGATAATCTGGTCCGGCAGATCGCATCGCCATTGAAATTAAAATCAAAATAGAAGCGACCCACTTGAGATACCAATCAAAGTTTTCAGGGTACCACGAACGATCCGGCTTAGTTCGACCGTCTGCTCTTACTTGAGGATCTCCGTTCATGACTTACTCCCTATGGTTCGACGGACGATGTCGTTGTGGTTAAACTCTGCCCAATATAACTCGAATGCAACTCCGTCTTTGAGACCTTCGAACTGGTGAATCTTGCCTGGCTTGACTTGAGTGAACTCTCCCGCACGTAGAATGGTCTCATCGACAAGACCGTCTTGGTCATCTTGCCATACGCGCACGATCATCTCACCGGACTCTACGAAGAAACCGTTCCACTTATATTCATGGAGATGTTCGGAACACTTGAAACCTTTCTTGTATTCGATACGATGAAACTCTAGAACGCCATTCGCATGAATGAGTTCTGTCTGTCCCCAAATCTTTCCTGCCTTCATAGTCATACTACTCTCACTGGATCATAATAATTTGGTGCGAAAGGAGAGACTCGAACTCTCACGCCGTGAAGCACTGGTACCTAAAACCAGCGTGTCTACCAATTCCACCACTCTCGCATATTGGCTGGCAAGGCAGGGCTCGAACCTGCGACCAGATGATTAACAGTCATCGGCTCTACCAACTGAGCTACTTGCCAAAATTATGTGCATATTATATCAAAAAATAAGAGGACTGTCAAGTGTCCAAATCGTCTAAATTGACAACCCCTTCATGGAGCCACTTCTCTTCTAAAGGGGTCAGTTTTTCGTTCTCATACTGACGCGCCTCTATTTCATCAGGATGATTATGAT